AGTAGTGTTCTCCCTATAAACTTCAGCAGCTTTCAAAAAACTTTCTTAAACTATAAAAATTTGGTGATTTGGTTCTAAAAACGTTCGTATTGCCATTTATAAAAATTGTAGCAATATATCTTTGTTCAAATTCCAAATTTAATATCGGTTATTGGTCATATTATACTTTTTCAAGCATAACATAACGTTTTTTTTGTTAGATATTTACTGTTTCAAAAATATTTTACAGGCAGCAAATATCTGATTTTTTGTTTTTTTGTTTTTTTTGTTTTTTTTGTTGAGAAATGTTTCCTCTTTTTATGCTTTTTTTTGGTCTTTTGTGTTTTTATCTGGACTATTATATTCAGAATATTGTTATCTATGCCATTTGAAGAAGATTTTTTGAAGAAATAATAAAGCTTGTGGTAACTATTAATATATCTATTATTTATTGGTTACTATATTATAATATCCATCTGATCTTTGTTTTGATTTTTTTTAGTTTATAGACTCTTTTGTGCTTTTTTTCGTCATTTTTCTTTTTTTATATATAAAACATAATAAAACTTACAAGTGCCTGTAGGCTATTGTAATTAAGTGACAAGCTTATTGAACAATACCAATACTTATTGCATCTTATCAATGTCTTGGTTTTAATGATTATGATACACAGTTTCTTCAAGCTTAGTATCATATTTATCATCAATAACCATGACTGATGAAGCACTAGCATTATTTATAGTATTATTAATCTGATGTGTTTCCAATGGAAGTTTATTGTTCAATCTGCCAGTGGTATAAGCAATAGCATGAACATGAAACAAAAAAGCAACAGTTGATTCTAAATAATTCACATCTTCTTGTTGTTGAGATTGTGCCTTAATTATTGTGTCTTCTGGATCATAACCTAGGACCACTTGTTTTACAATTGCTTTCACGATATTTGAAGACATCAATAAGTACTGTGAATGGTCTGGTATATATGGAAATATTCTTTCACCTCTCACAAGAGTACCAAATATGTGGAAATCATGATGGATGCTTTCAGGCAATACACTTGTCAATCCAAACAAAGAACATGTGATTTGTAAATACCTCAAAAACTTTCTAAGTGATTTCTTTTGTATCTTCATCCCGCTTATTTCAATTTGCTGTGTTTGATAGTTGATCTCCGAAAATTCAAGCTGATTTTTTAGATATGCATCATGTAGAACAATCACCTCACTATACTCTTCATCGTTGTCTAGGATCTCAATCATTGAGTTGAAAATAGCAGTCTCCAATTCACAGAAATGATCAGAGAATTTGTTATTGACAAGAGCTTTGTATGTTTTCATGAACGTCTTTTGCTCCATGGTTGACCTAAATATGATTTGCTTTAAGAGTTTTTCAAGTCGCTTGGTTTTATAGGGAGTTCACTACT